ATTGAGCTGCTGGAGGCCTCCTAATGGCGAGGGTGGTGCCGAAAGAGCAACAGCCTGACGCCCAGGAGGAGAATGACCTGGAGATCCTTCACCCCGAGCAGGAAGTCGTTATTGCCGGGGTGAAGGTGGTCATTCGTGAATACGGCTTTGTTGAGGGGCTGAAGATCCGCGCCAAAGCAAAGCCATTCATACATGGTCTGGAAGAGATTCTCAGTGGTGGCCAGCCATCGCTGGAAGAGATCCTGGACCTGCTGGCCGAGCACCTTGATCTGGCCCTGGAGCTGGTGGCTGATTCTGCCGATATGCCCCTGGAGTGGATTGATTCACTCGGTGAGCATGACGGGGATGTGCTGCTCTACACCTGGTGGAGTGTGTGCGGCCCTTTTTTTGTTCGGTCTGCTCAAAGACGGGTGGTCAGCCGAAAACTGCAAGACCGACTCGAAAAGGCAAGCCAGTCCGCTGGCGAGAAATCTACGCCACCCTCATCGGAGCAGGCCACCGAGCCGACCAAATCGGAGGCTACACCGAGCGACAAATAATGCTGTATTTCGATGCAGCATTACGCCGTGAGCGGCACCAACGGGTTGCCCGGTTTAGTGATGTCCGGATGGCCTTTGGTGCGGATAAGGACAAAGCAGAAAGCTATATAAAATCGCTCAGGGATAACTAACTAGCGGCCATGGAGGCCGCTATTTTTTTGCCCGCGTTCAAAAGACGATTCCCGCCATACCCGCCATGATCCCCCCATGGCAGACCAAGACCTCAAACTCGCGCTCCGAATGCAGGCTGACCTTAAACAAGGTCGGCAAGAACTGGATGCGCTCGATACCGCCCTGGATGACGTTGGGGAAAGCGCTGATCGCACCAGCAAGCGATTGGACAACCTCGATGGCAAAGGCCCCGCCAAGGTCAAACAGGATCTGGATGCTGCCACCAAGTCCGCGCAGAACATGGACGCCGCAGTCGATAAGGCCAACAAAAGCGTTAATGGCATGGGCGGCAAGAACCGCAAGAGCCCGGTTAGTGGCCTGAGTGACGATGTCGATGAAGCTTCTGACGCCATGCGCCGTGGCGGGCTTTCAGCAGGTGAATACAAGCAGGCCATGCGGCAGCTGCCGGCTCAGATCACCGATATCACCACAAGCTTGGCATCTGGCATGCCGATCTGGATGGTGGCCATCCAGCAAGGCGGCCAGCTGAAGGATTCCTTTGGCGGGGTCAAGCCCGCCGCGCGCGCCCTGATTTCCTCCATCAAACCCATGCCGCTACTGTTTGGCGGGGTTGCCGCCGCCGTAGGTTTGGCTGTTGTCGCCCAGCAGAAAGGGGCCAATGAAGCGCGCCGGTATAATGAGGCGCTGATTCTTACCGGCAACATTGCAGGAACTAGCTCAGATCAGCTTAGCGACATGGCTCGCCGTATTGATGATGTAGCGGGTACCCAGGGCAATGCTGCTGCAGTCCTGGCAGAAGTGGCCCGCACCGGCAAAGTGGCAGCTGACCAGATCGAGCAGGTTAGCCGTGCCGCGATCGCCATGGAGATCGCTACCGGCAAGGCTATTTCCAGCACGATTGATGAGTTCGTCAAGTTAGCGGAAGACCCCGTCCAGGCCATTGCTGATCTGAATAACGAGTACCACTTCCTTGATGCATCGGTGTACTCGAATATCGTGGCCTTGAAGCAACAGGGGCGCGAAGTTGAGGCAGTTAAGCTGGCGGTCGAAGCCTACGCTGATGTGGTGGAAAGCCGAGCCAAAGAGATATCTGACGATATCGGTCTGCTGGAACGTGCATGGAAAGGCGTGAAGGATGCTGCCAGCGAGGCCTGGGATAGTGCCCTGAATCTTGGCCGTGAAAGGACAAGGCAGCAGGAACTGGATGATCTGAATGAGCGCATCAAGCTGTTCGAGCAGCTCAATGAGAAAAGCCTTTTCCAGCGAGGAGAAAGGGACGCCCAGATTGAGGCCGATAAAGCACGACGTGATGCGTTGGCCCAGGAGATCGAAGATGAGGAGCGCCTGGCGAAAGAAAAGGCCGAAGCCCGTCAACTAGAAGCTGAAGCCATTAAGGCCATGGCTGAGGTGGACAAACTCACCCGTTCCAATCTGAGCAATGAAGAAAAGCGGGTTAAGGCCATCAAAGCCTACCGTGAGCAGTTGGACGCTATTCGTGAAGCCAACCCCTCTGATAGTCGCCTGGATGAAGACACGGTTGCCAAGAACATAGCCGGCATCAATGAGCGCTACGAGACAAAAGACCCAGAGGCCGATCGCCGTGAACGGGAGGCCAAGCAGCGCCAGAAGGAGATGGAGTCCTTCGTCGCCCAACTTGAAAAGCAGGCGGCGGTGGCAGGCAAATCCAAGGATGCGACCCGTGCCTATGAGATCAGCGAGAAAGGTCTGACTGGGGCGCTATTGCAGCGAGCGCAAGCCGCCAACGCAGCAATCACCCAGCAGGAAGAGCTGAACCAGGCGATGGACGATGCGGAAACGCTGGATGGCATCGCCGCCCGCTTGCTGTCGCTGGATGGAAACAGCTTTGAAGCCAGGGGCAAAGAGCTGGAGCAGGAGTTCGCCAAGCTCCTTGCTCGCTTGGAAGCGCGCGGCGATGAAGCCGGTAAAGCCCTGGTCAGGGAGCTAATCAATAAGGAGCAGCTGCAGGCTGGCCTGGATGACTTCCAGCGGCAAATCGACACCATCGCCCGGGGCGCCAGCAGCCAGCGGGATCTGCTCTCTTCCCAGTTCGAAGCGGGTCTTATTTCTCAGCCTGAGTACCGCGAAGGCCTGATGGATATCGACAGCAACGCGGTGTCGCAGCTGGAGCAGATGCGTGACGCGGCGGTGGAGTACGCCCAGGCCATGGGTGACCCGACGATCCTGCAGAACTTCGACGCCATGGTGCTGGGCTATCAGCGAGTGAATGACCAAACCCAGCGCTTCCTGGCGGACGGCCAGCAGATCAATGAGATGCTTTCGACCGGGTTGTCGGATGCGCTCCTGAACGTGGCCGATGGTACCCAATCTGCCGGTGAGGCATTCCGCCAGTTCGCCGCTGACTTCCTGCGCCAACTCGCCCAGATGATTCTCAAGCAAATGATCTTCAATGCGATCAGTGGCGCCACCGGTGCCGGCGGCATTGGCGGTGCTGTTGCTGGTGCTGCAGCTGGCGCTTTCGCGGAGGGTGGCTATACCGGCTCAGGCGGCAAGTATGAGCCTGCCGGCGTCGTTCACCGGGGCGAATATGTGCAACCCCAGGAGGTGATGCGTCAGCCCGGTGCCATGCAGTTTATGGAGGCTTTCCGCCGTGAGGGTATGCGATCGCTGGCCCGGTTCCAGGGTTATGCCGATGGTGGTCTGGTAGGTGCCTCACCAACGATCAGCGATAGCCCTGCTGCCCTGATGGGCCAGGCAGTGCCCAAAACGGATCTCCACCAGCGCCTGCTCCCCATCCTGGACGACGACCTGATTGCCGGCGCCATGAAGGGCCCTGCCGGCGAGCAGATCCTGGAACTTCATATCAGCCGGAACCCCAGCAAGTTCCGCAGCTTGCTCAATGGAGGCAGTTAATGGCTGTAGAAATTGGTAACGCCACGGATCATGTGGATCTGTTTAACAAGCTGTACACCTTCCTGACCAGTAATACTGACCTGGTGAATGCGGGCCAGCAGTGGGAGCGGGTAGCGAGTGTTGGTCAGGCGCCGCCCTTTAGCGCCAGCCAAGGTGCGTCTGGTGCTGGGAACGAGACCGACACCACGGGTGCGGTAATGCTTAAAGGCCCCGGGTTGGCCGGGGCGGATGAGATCTACGTGTCGTTGCGGTTGTACGACAATACAGCTCTGGACCGCCAGATGCTCTTTGTTCGGGGCCATAACGGTGTGGTAGGCAGCAACACCGGTTATAGCAACCATGTAAACACCAGCCCCCGTAAGGGCACACCTTTGTGGCGCCAGGCGATGGCTTACTGGTTCGTTGCGAGTGGCCGCCGATTCTATGCCGCCATTAAGCTGGGTACCGTTTACGAGCCTTTGTACGCTGGGTTTTATCTGCCTTATGCCTTTCCTGATAGCAACCCTTACCCCCTGATGATTGGAGGGGCGACTGGCGGTGATACGGCGGATGTGGGGCACGAGACTACGGGCTTTGATCATCGTGCGTTTGTAGATCCATGGGAACGCGATCCAGGCAGTCTGACGGCTCTCATCCCGTCTGGAGACTGGGTAAATTTCCGGCACGATGACAGGGTTGATAGTTCCCAGTACGCCGTGCACCCCTTCTTTGCCTCCGCTGAGCCACATGGTCTTGATAATGGTGATGATGTATTGACACCTCCGAGCGAGAACTGGCTAAACACCCGCCATAGCTTCCTGTATTCGCAGTCTCAATTGCTGGGGGGCGGTTATTTACTGACCCCGCTCACCTTGCACGGGTGCCTGGTTGATAAGAGCACAATCCAAAGTCCAGGAGTCTTCGGGATTATGGATGGCATCCACCACGTGAGTGGGCGTGGCAATGTCTCCGAAAACATCATCCAGGCCAATGGCATCGATCACCTGGTTGTCCAGAACGTCTACCGCAGCACCAACGCCTCTTATTTCACGATGGCCCTGGAGTAATCATGCCGTTCAATCTCTCTACCCCGAGTGATGTCGCCAATGCTATTGCGGACTTGGCTGATTTCTACGAGAACACCATGGAGTGGAACGTTACCTATGATGCCCTCGACAACACGGCCTTGATCAGCATTCCCGGGCGCCCGGCCACGTTCTTCCTGGAAGTGATTCCTTTCAGTTACAGCAATTCCAATTTTGGCGATGTTGACTTCGAAATATTGCAGATCACGGTTAGTGGTGTACCCACTGGCTGGTCTACCCGTCTGGGTTGGTTGAACCCCATCACCAAGATGCACGTGCATGCTGATGATACTGCTGAGCCTTGGAGTCTTATTACTTTTGAGAGCGCCCCCGGGTATTTCCACCATGCGTTTATCGGCTATATGGAAAAGCTGGGGACTTATGACGGCGGTGCGATTGCTGATGCGACAGGCTGGCCCGGTTTTTGGGGCACATTTGGATCAGAGTGGCAATGGGACAATGAGAACACGCACCTTCTCTTCGATGGTCAATACGAGGAATCAGAGGATGGCTCATGGGGACGTGGGAGTGGAGGGATTGAGGTAACACATGCCGATGCGGGTGCTGATTTTTACAAGTTCAGCAATAGCAATGGCAGTTTTAACTGTGGAGGTGGCTGGGGCAACGGCCATAACGGAACGCTCGCCTGGGTGGAGCCCGTTGGTGTTGATGGATCGTTGAATATCCACCCTGTGATTATCCACGCGAATCTGAACGCCAATAACTACATCACACCAGTTGGCTGTGTGCCTGGTGTTCGTATGGTGAATTGCGCGCCTTTTGAGCTTGGACAGGTTGTCTCTATTGGTGGCCAGGATTGGCAGATCTTTCCCATGTGCAACAAAGACGTTGCCTATGGCGAAACAGGGGGTGATGGATCTGGGCCTGGGAACATTCAGCCCAACAGTATTGGGGATTATCGCCTGAATATTGGTGGTGCCACCGAGCGCTGGGGCATCGCGGTACTTCACGAGGCGTAGGGATAGATGACGATCTTCAGTGGCATCATCGCGCCAATTGGTTCTGACCCGCTTCAGAACGTAAACGGTACAGCCAGCCTGGCTGGACGGGTTTTGCCTCGATGGGATGCCTACGGGGTGCCTTCAGTTCTGCCATTCCCTAGCGATGGCGCGTTGGTCGACAACTCACCGATTCCAGGTTTCCCCGCCGCTGTGTTCCCTGGCCAGCGGTCGTGTTCATTCTTTAATGATTTCTACAATCGTGTGTACCTGTTCCCGAACCCGCTGCGACTTGGATCGGTGGCGAGTGATCGTGCTGAAAAGTTGGAGGTATGGTCTGCCTTCCTGGATGCGCGATCGTTGAACGCGGTGAGCGCGGATCTGGACAATACCGTCCACTTGGACTACCCAGAGCTACCGGTGTTTTTTGCTGGCCTTGAGACCAAGGTTTTCAATCTCACTGTTAGCGCGGCTGGGCTTCCGCAGATTGATACTACCTATACCTTCACGTTTCAGGATGGCTTGTCGCTCACGTGGGCCGTAACGGGTACCCGTGTTGCTATCTGGACCTTTGCTCATAACTGGCAGACGGGGCTTCGTGAGCGCCTGGCGTGGCTGACGAATGTAATTTCCAGCCAGACCGGTGCTGAGCAGCGCCGGGCCTTGCGGGTTGGGGCAAGGCGTTACTTTGAAGTGACAGGATTGCTGGAGGGTAGAGATCGGCGGCTTTTCGATATGGCGGTGTTCGACTGGGGCTCACGGCTCTGGTCGCTGCCGCTGTATCACGATGTGCAGTGGATTGGCCCGCTGCAGGCGGAAGAGATAGAGATCCCCTGCGAGACCGAAAACCGGGAGCTGGTGGTCGACGGGTTGGTGCTGCTGCAGGGGGAAAACGCCAAGCACCATGAGGTGGTCACCATTCGGGAGATTCACGCTGACCGGATCGTTGCACGGCAACCCCTGGAGCATGACTGGCCTGCAGGAACGAAATTTTACCCACTGAAAACGGCTCAGCTGGTTGAGCCTCCGGAAGTGGGGCGTGCTCACGATAACCAGGCCACGTTCAATGCGGAGTTCTACCTGGTCGAGCCTTACCAGGATAATCGCACCATCAATCTGCCGAGCTACCGTGGCTGGCCAGTACTGGAGCGTCAGCCCCAGGAGAGCGGCGATTTAACCTCTTCCTTTCACCGCCTTCGGCAGTTCCTGGACAACCAGGTGGGCAAGCCCCTCTCTATCGATACGGCAGAGCGGGCATTTCCTGTGATGCAGCAACTGTGGTGGATGTATGGGCTGCAGGAGCGCTCTGACTTCCGTGGCCTGTTGAACCTGCTTAATGGCCGCCAGAAAGCCCTGTGGGTACCGACCTGGTCAGCCGACATGATCATCGTCAGTTCAGTGAATATCGGGCTGGATACCGTGGATATCCAGCATATGAATTATAGCCGGCATGGCCTTCTGCAAATGGCCCGACGGGATATCCGGGTGGCGCTGAAAGACGGCCTGGTCTTCTACGCACGGGTGGTGGGTGCGGCGGAAGTGGATGATGAAACTGAGCGCCTGCAGTTCGAGTCAGGGCTGCCGGCCGCATTCGATCCGGAGGATGTGTACCTGGTGTCCTGGATGGTGCTGTCGCGATGTGAGCAGGACGAATTCGAGATCAGTCATATGGCTGATGTGGAGGGCGCGGCAAGCACCTCACTGATGTTCCGGGGGGTGCGTGATGAGCTTTGATGCTCTGGAATCGTCTATCGCTGATGGCAAGCCGCTGCGCCTGTATCTGTTTGAGCATGGCACCCGCCAGTGGCGCTACACCAGTGCTGGCCATGATGTGGTAGCCGACCAGGTGAACTGGGAGTCGATCTATATCAAGGATGACGGCAACCGCCAGACCGGTGAGGCCAGTGCCGACGCCATGAACATCGATGTCCCGCTGACGTTCCCTGTACTGGACAAGTTTCGGATCTACCCATCATCGCACCGGGTCTCGTTAACGGTGTTCAACCTTCACCAGGGCGACGGCGATCTGCGGGCCACGTGGGTGGGTACCGTCAGCGATGTGAAACGTAAGCGTGTGGATGCCAGGCTGATCTGCACGTCGATCGCCGATGAGCTGGCCTCTACCGGCCTGAAATTACCCTGGACCCGGAACTGTCCCCATACGATCTACGATCACAACTGCAAGTTGAAACCGGGTGATTTTCGGGTGCTGATCACCGTCGCTTCTATGGATGGGATAAGCCTGACCGCCGCCGAATTAGCCACCAAACCAGACGGCTGGTTTTCAGGTGGCTACCTGGAATGGGAATCAGAAGACGGTGTCATCGAGGAGCGCGGAATCGATATCCATGTGGGCAACCAGGTCACGCTGATGGGTAGCACGTTTGGTATCACCGTTGGGCAGGTTCTGAAAGCCCATGCTGGCTGTGAATGCACCAAGCAGGCCTGCCTGGACAAGGGCAACTATGACAACTATGGCGGGGCGCCGGGTTTGCCTGGGCAGTCTCCCTTCGACGGCCAGCCGATCTTTTAGGAGAACGCTATGTGGATCCAGCTCGCAATCATCGTCATCAGTGCTGTGGTCAGTTACCAGATGCGGCCCAAGCCGGCCAAGCCGAAGCCGGCGGCATTTTCTGATTTCGATTTTCCCATGGCAGAAGAAGGCACCCCCCAGTATGTGATCTTTGGTGACTGCTGGGTGGAAGACTGGATGGTGCTGGCTGTTGGTAACTATCGCACCACGGCTATCCGGAAGAAGGGAGGCAAGAAGTGATGGTGGTCTACCCCCGGCACATTCGAGCGGCTGGCCTGTGCATGTCAGGAGCGCGTCGCTGGTTCCCTCAGTATGGCATGACCTTCGAGGCCTGCCGGCGCGGTGAGGTAACGGTGGAGATGCTGGAGGAGACTGGCGACAAGTTCGCCCTGCAGGTTGCCGCGATTGCTCGCCGGGAGGTGAATGATGGGCGGAAGTAGTAAGCGCCAGACAGTTGGTTACCGCTACTTCTTCGACCTGCAGATGGGTATCTGCCGTGGGTCAGCGATCGATCAGGCCGTGGATGAGTTGGTCGAGGTGCGGGTTGGCGATCGGACCGCCTGGAAAGGCAGCCTGACAGAGTCCGGCTCTGTGTATATCAGCAAGTACAACCTGTTTGGCGGTGATGAAGGCGAAGGCGGTGTGCAAGGTCGCTTACACGTGATGATGGGCGAGCCCACTCAGGTGGCACCAGGTCGACTGGCGAACCTGCTGGGTGGTGTGGCGCCGGGTTTTCGTGGCGCTTTCACGTTGTTCTTCACAGGCATGGTTGCCGCGATCAACCCTTATCCGAAGAAGTGGTCCACCCGACAGCGGCGACTGCTGAAGGGTTGGGACCGCTCTGCCTGGTACACCCCAAAGCTGAAGATTGAGCTGGCTGATGGCCAGATCCACGCCATGAACGGGGTCCATATCCTCATGGAGTGCCTGACAAACCGTGACTGGGGCCGAGGCCTTGAGCCGTCGCGGTTGAACCTGGTGAGCTATCAGGAGGCGGCTGACAAGCTGTTCGATGAAGGGTTCGGGTTGTGCCTGCGCTGGAGTCGACAGGAAAGCCTGGCGGACTTCATGCAGCAGGTGCTGGATCATATTGGCGGCGCCCAATACACCGACCCTGAAACGGGCCTGCTGACGCTCGATCTTATCCGTGGTGACTACGACCCCCAGGCGCTGCCGCTGTACACCTATGACACCGGTCTGCTGAGCGTCGTAGAGGATGATTTCGCCAACCCTGCGGTATCCGCCAATGAGATTGTGGTGAAGTACCGCGACCCGATCACCAACAAGGAACGGGTTGCTCGAGAGCGGAATATCGGTGCGATTCGTGCTGCAGGTGTGAAGCATACCGAGACGGTTAATTATCCCGGGGTACCCACTTACAGCCTGGCCAGCCGTCTCGCTCGACGGGATCTGAATGCCAAGCAGCCAGGCTTGCGGCGCTTCAAGGTGCGCCTGGATCGCCGTGGCTTAAAACTGAAGCCTGGTGGGTTGTTGCGGATCTCGGCACCAGATAAAGGGGTTGCCGATATCGTGCTGCGGGTCGGTCGGATTGAGGATGGCCCACTGGAGTCTGGCGAGATCGTTGTCACCGGGGTGCAGGACGTGTTCGGCCTGCCTGCCACCCAACTGACCAGCGAGCAAGGCTCCGAATGGCAGGCACCCGATTACACCACGCAGCCAGCAGCTGACCAGGTCGCCCTGGAGTTTTCTTATCGCGATATCACGCTGGAGATGAGCCCGGGGGATCTGGGTACCGTCGAGAGCGATAGCGGTTGGGTCGGCGCCCTGGGCGTGCGTCCCACCGGGTTGTCCTGGAACTACGGCCTGGCCACCCGAACCGGCGCAGATCCGTATGAAGTTGCAGACCAGGGAGAGTGGTGCCCGACAGGCCTGCTGTCTGCGGATCTGGAGCCGGGCCAAACCAGTTTCACGCTGACCAACTGGCTGGATATCGAGCTGGTGGCGGTTGGCACTGCCGGCATGGTGGGCGGTGAGCTGTTCCGGGTAACCAGCGTGGATGAGGAAACCGGCCTGGTGGAGGTGGATCGCGGGTGCATCGATACCGTGCCGGTGAAACACCTGGCAGGCACGCGAGTGTGGTTCTACGAGAGCTACGCATCGATCGACCCCACTGAATACGTGGACGGGGAAACCGTCAATCTGAAGCTGCTGACGCGCACCAGCTCCGGTGAGCTGGATGAAAGCCTGGCGCCGTCCAGTGTGGTCACCCTGGACCAGCGTCAGTTCCGCCCCTATCCCCCCGCCAACGTGCGCCTGAACGGTGAGTACTGGCCGTCTGAGGTGGTGGGTGATGTCCTGGTGCAGTGGGCCCATCGGGATCGGCTGCTGCAGCACGATGTATTGGTGCCTTGGACGGATGGTGATATCGGCCCCGAGGCCGGCACCGACTACCAGGCCACCCTGCTGCAGGGCGTCAGCGAGATCCAACAGGAAGTCACTGCCGGCACCAGCTCCACCCTGATCCCCACCGAAGATGGCCAGTACACCATTACCGTGCTGAGCCAGCGCGATGGCCTGGATAGCTGGCAGGCATTCGAGCACACATTCAATTGGTATCGCAGTGAACCCATGGCCACGGAGGCAGGAGACATCATGCTGACCGAGGCCGGCGAAGAGATGATCGTGGAGTAAGACATGGCTAAGCAATGGTCGGAGATACGAACAGAAAACCCTGCGGCGCCCCTGACCGGCGCGGAGATCACCGTGGCCGTCCAGGGCGGGCAATCGGTGGGGCTGACATACCAGCAGCTGAAAGACTGGGTCAAGTTCAAGAACAAGCTGGACGCTACCACTGACCCGGCGGCAAACGATGACAGCACCGCCGGCTATGAAGCCGGCAGCCGTTGGTTGAACAATGCGGCCTCGCCGAAGCGCTGGTGGATCTGCACTGATGCGTCTGTAGGCGCGGCAGTGTGGGACGTGCTGTCGCTGTCGGAAGATGAGCTGGGTACCGCCGCGTTGGTTAATACCGGTTCCGGGCCCAGTGAAGTCCCGACCAACGCTGACCTCGATAACAAATACCGTTCACTGATTCTGGCAGGGCTCTGATATGGCAAACCATCGTTTCGCGAATCCCGATGAGTACACGGCTGATACAGATACAACCTTGGCCGACACCGGGGCCAATGAGATCGTCTTCAAGGATCTCCGCATCGTCAACACCACTGCAGGCAACATTGAGTTGGATTTGTGGCTGGCTGATAGCGGCGACACCCCTTTGGCCAAGATTCTGGTCGGCGCGATCCTTGAGCCGGGGCCCTATGAGCTGGACCTGCAGGCGTTCTGCCCGGCTGCTGGTGACAAGGTGCGTTTCAACGCTCCTTCCGGCCTTGAGTTCCTGCTGACGGGGGTGTCCTGATGCTTCGTCGTGCTGACCCCCGCCGCGCCCTGCGTAACGCCGTCACCGGCCAGCGTGTTGAGCGTTGCCGGAACAGCCCATCACTGATTCTGGACTTCATCAATCAGGACTACCGGACTGGATTGGGCAGCTACTACGAGCGGCATTCGTTTTCTGACCTGATCACGCTGACACGTCCCGGTTCCGGGATGCGGTGGAATGCTGAGGGGAATCTTGAGCTGGTCGCTGCGAACGAACCGCGCTTTGATTACGACCCGGTGACGCTCCAACCGCTGGGATTGCTCGTTGAGGAGAGCCGCACTAATTTATGCAAGCAGAGCCAGGACCTTGCGGCTGGGATATGGTCAGGAGCAGCAGGTGTTTCCATAACATCGAACGTCGAGGTAGCCCCAGACGGAACAACGTCTATGGATTTGATAGAGCTTACCGGCGCCACTGGGCATCAAATCGAGTACTTTCTAGACGCCCCGCTAGCGGGAAACTCGGAGGTAACTGTCAGTGTATGGCTTCATGTAGTCAATCTGCCTTCCGATTACAACTTTCAAATCGCGTATTACGATGGCTCCAATTTCGTGGCAGGTGGAGGGATTTCCCTTGAGTCCAGCTATATAGGGTCGACTGTTCGTGTCTCTCAAACCATAACGGTGGGTGCTGCGGTCGTTTCAAACCCTAAGATTCGGTTGAATGGATTTGGTGGGGGCTCCGATGGAACGTCGTACTACTGCTGGGGGGTGCAAATAGAGGAAGGGGGCGGTGCAACATCGTACATCCCGACAAACGGATCTGTAGCCACCCGGGCGGCAGATCTTGTGGCCGCTAACTCAATAGCTGGTTTCTACAGCCCGATCGCCGGGACTCTTTTGGCATCAGTGGTTGTCCCGGACGCAGCCACATCGGTAGAAATCTGTGCATTAGAAGACGGGGCTGACTACCTCAGGTTCTATGTTGCAAGCGGCGGGCAGGTTTTCTGGCAAAATATCAATGGCGACTCTGTAGGAACGGGATACTTCACATCGAATGGCGGCAGTTTGAAATGCGCAGGGGGCTATGAGGGAGACCTCCGATCTTCCGTAAATGGGGGGCCTTCCTCGTCAGCGGCCAGATCAAATCCAGTTAACACGGTAGACCGCCTGACCGTTGGCGCCCGTAATTCGATTAGTGGGCATGTTCGAGAGATTCGGTACTGGCCGGTTAAACTCTCTGATTCTGAGTTAGAGGCCGTGTCGTCATGAACGACTACTATCTGAAAGCGGAAAGTGAGCAGGCTCTAATGGCGGCCCTCGATGCTGCGGGCCTTATTGTTGAGGGGGTTGTAGTAAAGGCCTCGCAGATTCACGCGCTGGATATTGTCGGCGTGGTGTATGAGCCGACCGGTAACACCCTGACTGATGATGAAGGCACTGAATTCCCTGAAATGGCTCCAGTGGCAGGGTTTCATGCCAACTATCGCGGGGAGGATTTGCCGGAGGCCTTGGTGCCGCTCGCGATACCGGCACCATCGTCGCCTGCCCGGGTGTGGCTGGAGTAGATTTTGCCCGCGTTCAAAAGCCCCCAAGCAAGAGGCCTCCATATAGTGGGGCCTCTTTGTTATGAAGCACTGTCACACTGTCATTTCTGGAGCGGAGCAATGTAAGCATAAAGAGGAGCGCCCTTAGCCTAGTGCAGCAACACTGGGCTGAGGGCCCAACCCGCAGCAACACCCTGCGAGCCAGCAAGGCTCCCCACTCCGCGCGGAGCGGGAGAAGCCTAGCAGAATACGAAAAGGCTTTGCAGATGATAAAAAAGGATTTCCGGTGCCGGCGGTGCAATAAAAAGCTGGCCGAAGCGATCTTCACTTGGATCAGTATCAAATGCCCGCGCTGCGGGCATCTCAACACGGAGAGGGCCCAGGAGCCTCGATAAAGGAGGTTCCATGCCAGATCCGATCATCCCTTGGCTGGGCGGTAAGCGCCGCCTGGTCGACCGCATCATCCCCTTCATCCCACCACACAAGTGCTATGTGGAGCCTTTTGCCGGCGGTGCCGCGATGTTCTTCATGCGGCCTGTGCCGGCAGAGGTGGAGGTGCTCAACGATATCAATGGCGAGCTGGTCAGGCTGTACAGGGTGGTGCAGAACCACCTGGAGGAGTTCGTCAGGCAGTTCAAGTGGGCGCTGTCCAGTCGAGAGGTATTCAGGTGGCAGCAGATGACCAGGCCAGAAACCCTGACGGATATCCAGCGGGCAGCGCGGTTCTATTATCTGCAGCAACTCTCATTCGGCGCCAGAGTAGATGGCCAATCCTTCGGCACCGCAACGACCAGCCCGCCGGGGCTGAATCTGCTGCGGCTTGAGGAGAGCCTCTCTGCAGCCCACCTTCGGCTGTCCAACGTGTTCATTGAGAATCTGGCCTGGCAGGACGTGATAAAGCGGTATGACCGGCCTCACACCCTGTTCTATATGGACCCTCCATACTGGGAAACTGAGGGCTACGGGGTGGACTTCGGCTGGGAGCACTACGAGGAGATGGCTGAGCTGATCGGCCAGATCAAGGGTAAGGCCATCATCAGCCTCAACGATCACCCAGACATTCGCCAGGTGTTTTCCCGGTATCACATCGAGTCAACGGATATCCGGTACACGGTGGGAGGCGGCAAGGGTGTGCAGAGAAGCGAGGTGCTGATATTCAGCTGGGATATCCAGGCAGAGCCGGCTGGGCTATTCTGACCTGATTGAAACGGCTTTGCGCCCTATGAAAGAATCCGGGCCTCTCATTTATCTCGCAAGAGGCCCAGATTTTTCGCGCGCGGCTTCACC